GGCGTCGAGGCCATCGTGCTCGCCGAGGGTGTGAAGGTTCCGACGAACGCCGTCCAGAGGATCGGTCGTGGGATGCGGCGCAAGGAGGGCGTCGCGGAGGACCTGTGGGTTGTGGACTTCGGGCCGCTGTGCCACCCGAAGCTGTTGGAGCACGCGCTTGCCAGAGAGAAGGCATATCTCGGTGAGGGCTATGAGGTCCTTGAGTGGGGCAAGGACTGGCCGGTTGTCAGGGAGGTCGGGGAAGGCATCAGCGAGTTCGGCTTTTACGATGATGAGAATCTCCTCCCGTTCGAGAATTGGGACAAGTACATCGAGTCTGAGGAGGAGTACGTTTGACTACCAACAATTTGTTGGTTCACGCCAAGGAACCGGCTCCATGTTTAGGGTCACCGCCGGAGTTCGCTCCAGAGTGGCAGGAGCGACGCTCCCTCGCCGAAGTTCTGTACGAGCTTGAGCGCGAGGTCAGTTCAGCTACCGCAACCCCATCTGAGTTCGTTCCAGACGGGACGCAACTCGATTACGTGGACCTCTATTGCAAGCTGTACTGGTCACACTTCGGTTACCGGCTGGCGCGCAGCAAAGTGAACACGCCGCACTGGAAGGAATTCTTGGAGAAGGCTTACAACAGGTGCGAGGACGCTGGCCTTGACTTTGCGGTCTGGATCGCGGCGCAGATGGACGGTATGAAAGCGTCACTTACGGCGGCGCGGAAGCAAGGCAAGAGGGCGTACTTCATGCCGAACATGCTGGTTGGTGACAAGGCAACGTTGCGCTACAACGTGTACGTCGAGAAGCTCCAACAGAAGTACGGTCGCACGCGGGAAGATGTGAACGATGCTGACTCTCCACTCGGTCGGGTGATCGCAGAGCTTGCCGTTGAGGCCGAGCACATCGGCACGTATTTCGTTCACGCGGCTGTCGAGGAGGCGGCCGTCTCGTGGGGAGAGGCCATCGACGCTATCTGGCCTGACGACGTGTGGCTTGCGGCGCAGGCGCTCGCGGCTGGTCAGTCTCCCGAGCCCAAGCACAAGCACGCTCTTGCGCGTCTCAGGGCCGATATCATGTTGACCGACGAGGAGATCGTCAAGGCGTTCGAGATAGCTACTCTGCGGGCGGCCGTCGTCGTCGGGTCCAAGTACGAGTACGGGCTCGCGGATCGCATCGGTTTCAAGCCGCCCTTCTCGTGGCTCCACTTCGCCAAGCTCATGCACCGATTGTTTGCCGGGCGCGCGGACGAGATCGCCGAACCGGACCTCAAGGACGTTGACGGATTTTTCTGGAGGCCCAATGAGCACTGATGCAGGGACATACGGCGAGCAGTTCGGTCAGGAATTTCAGCGGCACCTTCTCGCCGTTGCCTCGCGGCACGACGGGTTTGCCATGCGGTTCCGATCAGCGCTCAGTCACACGTACTTCACCGCCGAGATCGAGAGGACCATTGCCCGCGCGCTCTTGGAGTACGTGGACAAATATGAGGGGCTCCCAACGCAGTCTACTCTCGTCGAGGCTGTCCGCCCGTACGTGGACTCCGATGAGATGGACCCGTATGAGAAAGCGGTGAAGAAGCTCTTCGGCGAGGACATCGTGGACGCGGAGGCGGTGATCGACCGGGCCGTCGAGTTTGGGAAGCAACAGGCGATGTGCAACGCGGTCCTCGAAGCGGCTGAGCTTGTGGACAAGGGCGAGCGCCCGAAGGTCCTGCCGGTGATAGAGAACGCGATCCTCGTGGGCGAGGATATTCTCGACGTCGGCATTGACTACATGGGGAACGCCGAGAGCCGGAGCGAGTGGTACCTCGATCCTGTCAACCGAGCCTCCGTGCCGACGGGGATCATCGCGCTGGACGCGGCCCTCGAAGGGGGCCTCGGCCCCGGCGAACTCGGCGTGGTCCTCGCACCGCCGAAGCGAGGCAAGAGCACGACGCTCATCAACTTCGGGTACGGTGCGCTTACCCGGATCAACCCGAAGACGGGCCGGGGGTACAACGTCCTCCACTACACGTGCGAGATGGCGGATTACAAAGTCGCGCGCCGGTACGATGATCGTGTCGCTGCAGAGTGGCGTCGGCCCGCCAAGTCATCGTTGACGAACGACGAGAAGAAGGACATCGACGGTGCGGTGTACGAGCACCTCAGTGACTTCAAGAAGACGGACCCGGCGTTCTATGCGGAGAAGCTCAGCGGGTGGGTCAAGTCCACCGTCAAGGGCAAGCTCTTCATCAAGCAGTACCCGACGCGCTCCGTCGGTGTCTCCACCCTCAAGTCTCACATCGCGCTCCTGCGCGCGCACGGGTTCTCGCCTGACATTCTTCTCGTTGACTATGCGGACATCCTCAAGGCCGAGCGCCGACTCGGCGAGCACCGGCACGAGGTCGCGGGTGTCTACGAGGACCTCCGGGGACTCGCGGGCGTGCTTGACGTACCGGTCTGGACGGGCTCGCAGTCGAACCGTGCATCGTTGGAGAAGAAAGAGGACCTCACGATGGCCGACTTCGCGGAGGCGTTCGAGAAGGCGGCGATCATGGACGTGGGTATCGCCTTCTGTCAGAGCTTCGGCGACCGCACGCAGGACCGGCCCATCTGCAAGTTCGTGATCGTCGGGGCGCGGGATCAGGAGGACGGTCGATTCGTCCCGTGTGAGATTCGGAGGGACCGTTGCCTCATCAGGTCGACGGGCCTGTTCGCTCCTACGCACGTTGAGATACCGGTCGAAGGATTGAAGCGCACCGAGGCACAGGAGCGGGCCGTTGCCGCTGCGCGTCGTGAGGGCAAGAGGAACATGAAGGGTGAGAAGGCCAAGCGCCCTCACAAGAAGCTGACGAAGCTGGTTCCCACGAAGGGGAAGAAGAAGGGACCGCACAAGTGATCTGGTTCAAGGAGTATTTCGACCTCATCGTTTGCCTCGCGGTCTCGGTGGCGATCCTCGCGTGGGCTACGTGGTACTTTGCGTTTGGAGGTTGGCCGTGCCTGTGATAACACAACCCGAGGGCGGGGGCAAGGGTTGCGGCAAGTGCTGCTGGCTCCGCGTGGTGATCGAGCCCGAGGACGATGTGCCCGCGGAAATGACCGAGCCGTACGAGGGCGACGGAGTTCCTGAGATCGTCATGAAGCGGAGCCCCGTGGACATGTACTGCGTCGCGTTCGACCGCAAGACGCGGCTCTGCACTATCTACGAGCGTCGGCCCGCGATGTGCCGGGAGTTCGACTGCGGGAATGACCTGTGCCTCCAAGCGATCTATCGAGCGGACAATGGGCTGAGGCCCATTGACCTTCCCGATCTGGAGTTCGTCCGTGAGTAAGGACACCAAAGCGTCGGGCCTCATGGACTATCTGGTCAAGCGTCTCGGACCGTACGTGGGGCGTGGGCCTGAGTACCAGTTCTATTGCCCGTTCTGCGTTGACCGGCTCGGCGACGAGTCTTCCAAGCGGAAGCTCTGGATCAACCTCGACAAGATGAAGGCCCACTGCTGGCGCTGCGATTACAAAGCGGGTGGCCTACGCAAGGTCTTCATGGACCTGAACGGCGGCGTGCTCAAGATGGATGAGCTTCGGCTCCTCCGGGGAGAGTTCTATCCGCCGGTCGAGTCGCTCCGCACGTCTGTGACCGAGGCCCTGTACGACGGCGCGGCCGAGGGCGACGGCACCATCAAGGCCGTCCCGATCCCGGCCGAGACGTACGCGCTCGAAGACTTCACGCGCGCCCGCGTGCGCGAGGAGAAGATTCCGATGGAGGTCCGACGCGGGTTCCTCTATCTGGAGAAGCGCGGAGTCGAGCCCGAGATCATCAGGTCCTTCCACGTCGGGTACTGTCACGAAGGCCACTATGCTCAGCGACTCGTCTTCCCTGTGATCCAACAGGAGGAGGTCGTCTACTTCACAACGCGGGCAGTCAGCGAGCACACGGAGAAGAAGTCGCTCAACCCGCCCAACGAGGAGGGCCGGTACACGAAGGAGATGTGCCTCCTCAATTACGACGGAGTGCTCGGCGCGGAGATCGTCGCGGTCGTCGAGGGTCCATTCGACTGCGCGGCCTTCGCGGCTGGCGTCGGGCTCATGGGAAAGACGATCAGTCAGACACAGGTGGCGCTCCTCGCGGCGCTCGTTCCGTTTGGTCTCAATGAAGTCGTCGTCGCTCTGGACTCCGACGCCGTCGAAGCGGCCGAGGGTATCTACGCGTCGCTCCTTAACCGCATCCCGAAGGTGAGCATCCTCTATCTCGATCACGGGGACCCGTGGGATAGGCGCTTCGAGCTTGAGGAACTCATGGAGGAGCGGGGCGAGCCGAGGGCGGCGAACAGCGTGAAGCACCGCCTTGCCAGACGGACGTACCTGAAACGCAGGAAGAGGCACGACGTATAATGAACGCGTGGCGCGGAAAAAAATCTGAAATTCTCTTGACAAGCTCCGCGTCACGCGGTATACATAGGGCAACTGGAGTCAACGGGGATCGGCTAGACCGTGCGCCCCGCCAGAGAGGAGCCCTGAGATGAACGGACTGAAGGCGAAGCTACGTGCCGGAGCCCCACCGCAGGAACCCACCGGATTCAACCTCGAAAGACCCACCCTCCTCCACTTTGCTGACCACATGGACTTCGCGAAGGCGATCAAGGAGCAGAAGGATCACCTTGTGATGGTGGACGCAAAGTACCTAGAAAAGGTTGAGCTTGACGGCTCCATCGCCGGGACGGACTGGAGGCTCTCGTACGCCGCGTTCAGCGATATGTGTCACCTCTGTGCGAAGCCGGTTCCCGTCACCTTCATCAAGAACCTTACGAAGGCGAACGAGGCGCTCGGACTCGAAGTCATCGAGGAGGCCCTACGCGTCTTCTTCCACCGTGGACAGGAGAAGCAACTCGTCATTGACACGAGGAACAACCGCGTCGAGGGGATCGTCGGCAAGGATTCGTACAGCCCGATCAGTCATTCCGATGTGATCGAGTTCACGTACTCGGCCAACCCCGCGCTCCGCTTCACCAACGGATGGCTCTCCGGACCGATGATGCGTATGACTGCGACGACGAAGGACAAGCCTGTCGAGCCCAAGCCGGGTGACGTGACGCTCTTCGGGGTCAACATTGAGAATGCGATCCACGGGGACCGGTCAGTCAAGGTCGGAGACTACGCCGAGCGGCTCAAGTGCACGAACGGGATGGTGGCGCGCGAGTGTGGTTTCGTCGAGCGCGTACGGCACGTGGGCGACGTGGCCTTCAACGTTCAGAAGGCCGTGCTTGCGTCGGCGGTCAAGTCGGAGGAGCTTGCCAAGTTCATTGACTATTCCTCCGCGCGCGTATTGAATGAGGACGAGGTTGAGAACATCCGGAGGTATCTGGCGGACCCGAAGAACGGGGGCGGTCCGAAGTTCGAGGCCACCGTCCGAGACTTCACGGTCGAGGAGGCACAGGAGGAAGGAAGGCCGGAGGGAGAAGTCACGCTCTATAACTTCGTCAACGGCGTCACGCTTGCGGCGCACACGGCGAAGAACCTCCAGCGCAAGACCGAGATCGAGGCGATGGGCTACACGACCCTCGTCCGTTTCGGGATCGCGCTGTCAAACTGAGAGACGGAGCGATGTCGAAGAAGAAGATCAAGCTGCTAGTGCAACCGAAGATTCCCGTCGAGCACGTGGACTTTTCGGCGCACATCATGTCGGAAGCCGACGTCAAGGCTTCGATGGAGGCCGTGGCGAAGCACAACGTCTGTTGCGAGATTTACGGCGAGCCGAACAAGAACCTCGATGTCTTCGTGCCTCACGGCGTCGTGTCAGGCCGCATCTCCTGCAAGGGGCCGAATCTCTCCAGCATCCCCAAGCTGATCGACTACGCCGAGATGGAGTTGAGGATTCTCAGCACGGCTGCCGAGTGTCCGCACTTCCTCCCGAAAGGTCCGAAGGCCATTCCGAAGATAGAGTTCGACGTCCACGTCGATCTGCCGAATGCCACGCTGACCTTCAAGGCCAAGCGTGTGACGCACACGCCAGAGACCCGAGCGGTGACTATCAGCTTCGAGACCTGCACGGACGATCCGGAATTCGTCAAGGAGTGGCTCAAGGAGGAGGAGGAGGCGGCGGCGCATCTGCTTGCCGGGGACTCGAAGTACCTGATCTACCGCACCGGGAGATATTTGGACTTCTCCAAATCACCCAAGGATTTCATCGAGTCCGAGTCCACGAAGGTCGTCAAGGATGGAATGAAGGCGGTTGCCAACGTTCTCGGGAAAGTGGCTGTCCCGATGGGGCACATGGCGGATGCAATGGGCTACGCGGCGCACGCGGCTGACAAAATGCTCGCGGCGTACGGCAAGTTCGACGCTGTTATCACCGAGAAATTCATGAAGGTATGCGCCGATGAGTTCAACAAGGAGAACGGGTGGGACATCGGCTCCGATGAGGTCGTTCCGATGTGGGACTCGATCTCACCGCCGGTCGCTCGTGAGACCGGGATCACAGACGCGGGCTACCAGACGCTCGTGCGTTACGGCGTCAGACTGAAAGGATAGGAGGTCACTGTGGGCGACGGCGACAAGGGCAAGGAGCGGTTCGAGAGGCACATCATCGAGTCGGTGGCAACGGAGGTCAGTCGCCGTGTCGCTCAGGAAACCCACAAGCTCAAGCAGCGGATCGCGGCACTTGACGAAACGACGAAGAAAGCGGTGGCCGACGTCCAGCAGCGGGACAGGGACATTGCCACGGAGAAGGGCAAGACCAACTCGGTGCAGCGGAAGCTCGACGAAGAGATACAGGCCCGGAAGCGTGCGGAGCTTACGGTCAAGTCGCTGCAGGACTCGCTCGTGAAGGAAGCGGGCGGGAGCGAGGCCGGAGACTACGCCGTCGTCCTCATGACCGTCGCCGAGGCGATGAAGTTTGGAGGGGCCAAGGAGGGCGACGTCCGGCGGATGGAGACGGCGGCGAAGTGGGCCGCCAAGAATCCGCACATCTTCATAGCCTTTCACGCCAAGCAGGAGCACGAAGCGGCCGAGGCCGAGAAGGCTGTCGCGGCTGGAGAGGAGAGCAAGAAGTGATTCGAGCAGAACTGATCTGTGACGGCGAAGGCTGTGGTGCCTCGTTCGGGAAGATCACCCCGAAGAAAGGCAACTGCCGGAAGCTCCGCGAGCGCGCGAAGAAGGCGGGGTGGAAAATCCGTTCGACGCGCGATAAGAGGCGCGGGGACTACTGCCCCACGTGCGTCGAGGCCAAGAAGGACCTGATGGGAGTGAGGTGAGAATGGGCGGGGATTCGCAAACTCCTCAGCACACCGACGTCGTGTCGGCGTCGCCGCCGTGCTTCGGGAACCCTGAGCGGGTCCCCGCCTGTCAGACGTGTGGTGTTCGGGACGGCTGTTGGGAGGAGCACTACAAGCGGCATCCGCACGTGTTCCTCCTGCCGAACGACAGGCCGGTCCCAATGGATCGCGTGGGCGCGCGGAAAGCGGCACGCGAGTGAGGGGGGACCCGTGATAGGAAAGGGGAAAACAGTGAGAGTCACAGTGAACATTGGTGGCGATGTCATGGCCGAGGTCGAGGTCAAGACCGCCGAGAAGTCGGGTGGCCCGCAGGGGGGGAGAGCGGGCTTTCTCGAAATCACCCCCGTGCAGCGAGCAATCGGGCTCTCGCTCTCGCGTGCGCGCGAGGGCAGAGGCATGACCACGACGGAGATGGCGAAGAAGATAGGGATCAGTCAGGCGCAGGTGTCACGCCTAGAGAACGGCAAGCAGGGCTTCCGAAGCTACCTGCTTCCGCGCTTCGCCGAGGCTCTCGGCAAGAGCGTGGCCGTCGTCTGCGATCCCGTCTCCGAACCCGTCTCCGTTTGAGGAGCGCGACAGGGCGGGGGCGGACGCGCGGCCCGTCGGCCGGTGAGAGCCGGAGTACACTGGCGGGTACCGGGGTTGAAAACTCGGCCGCCCCCTGCACATTGAGGAAGTATGGTCGCTCCGAAGAAGACAACGAAGGAACCCGTCAACACACGGATTCCTACCAAGATCAAGACTGAGAACGGTATCATCGTGGCGGACCGACCGCTGGTCGAGCCCGCCCCCGACGAGCCGAAGAGCGGGTGCCTCTGGTGCCCGCTCTTGCCGTACAGCAGGGACTTCGAGAAGCTCCGGCCCCTCTTCGGGAGGGACGCCGATAAAATCCTCGCCAAGGAAGACAAGCACGTCGTCAAGAGCCGTCGCGTCGAGAGCAAGTACAAGCACGTCGAGGTCCTATTCGTCGGCGAGGCTCCCGGTGCGACGGAGGATACAAACGGCGAGGCGTTCATCGGCGAAGCGGGAAGACTCGTCCGTCAGTTCGTTGAGGACATCTTCCCACAGGTCGGTCTCAAGCCGAGCAAGGACGTGGCCTACACCAACATCTGTCGCTGTCGGCCGCCGAGGAACCGCAACCCCGGCAAGACCGAAGTGCGGTCCTGCATCTATCAACTCGTGCGGGAGATCAAAGCTCGCAAGCCCAAGCTCGTCGTGATCCTCGGTGGTCCGGCTCTCGAAGCGGTGACCGGGCACACGGGCATCCTTACGTTCCATGACAAGTTCCTCAAATCGACGCTCCCCGGACTCGAAGACCTCGACGTCCTCGCCTGTATGCACCCGAGCTATGTCAACCGCATGAAGATGGACGAGACGACGGAGAAGTTTGGGAAGGCCATCTGTCACGCGGCTGACTATATATCGGGGGAGTACACGCCACCGATGGGGAAGGGCGAATACTACGTCCTCGATGACGCGGATGATGTGTGCGATCTTCTCGACGCGTTTCGGGCGGACGGCGATCCTGTTGCCTTCGATACAGAGACCGGATCACTGACGCCGTTCCAAGACGAGTTCCCCAAGCTCCTCTGCTTCTCCTTCTCAAATGAGGAGGGCGTCGGGTACACCGTCCCGTTCGATCATGCGGAATCTCCGTGGCGGGAAGGTGGCCCGAAGAAGAAGGACCGCGTGCGGATCACGAAGGCGCTCCGCAACTTCTTTCTCGATGAGGACCTTCCGAAGGTCGCGCAGAACGAGAAGTTCGACCGTCAGCACATCCGGCACGCCCTTGGCGTTGAGCCTACCAACGTCTTCGATACGATGACCACGCATCTGGTGATCGACGAGCGGCGGGGCACGCACGGGCTCAAGGTGCTGGCCTTCGCGTACACGGGCATGGGCGGTTACGAGAAGGAGCTTGAGGACTTCATCGCCAACAACAGAGCGGCCAACCCTGACAACGGCGGCTCCTATGCGAACATCCCGGCTTCGCTTCTCTTCCCGTACGCGGGGATGGACGCCGACGTCACGCTCCGGGTCTACAACGGCATCCGTGAGGAACCCGAGTACGTCAACAGCGAGAAGCTCCAAGCGCTTGCCGAGCATTTCCTGCCGGTGCTCTCTGAGCAGCTTGCAGACCTTGAGTACACTGGCGCGATGGTGGACGCTGATATCGTGGCCGCTCTCGATGAAGAATACACTGCGAAGATGGAGGACTTCTCGTCGCAGATCGCCAAGCTCCCGAAGGTCCGTCAGTTCGTCGCTGACACGATAGCGACGGAGAAGGCGAAGCGGGCCAAGATGAAAACGGAGAAGGCTCGCAACAAGGTCGTGACGTTTGACTTCAACCCCGGCAGCCCGACTCAACTTCGGAAGGTCCTCTTCGATTACTACGACCTCCGTCCGATAGAGATGACGGACACGGGATTCTCGCGACTGGCCGCCCGGCTCAAGCAACGCAACGAGACCCGGAGGAAGAGGGGCGAGCCGGAGGTCAGTTTCTCGGAGATAGTCAACGCGTCCGTCGAGAAGAAGGAGTGGGAGTTCTTCACGACGAAGGCGGACGTGCTCCACGATTACGAACGGAAGGGCAACGATCTCGCGCCGCTGATCCTCAAGTACCGCGAGGCAGAGACGCTTCACGGGACCTTCATTGCTCCTCTTCGAGACCTTCTCGATGTGGACGGCCGCGTCCACGGCACGTACCTGATCCACGGCACGGTGACCGGCCGCCTCGCTTCGCGTGAGCCCAACCTCCAGAACATCCCGAACAAGGACGCGGGGAAGGTGAAGCGTGCCTACGTCTCTCGGTTCGGCGACGAGGGCGTGATCCTCCAGCTTGACTATTCGCAGATCGAGCTTCGGATCGCCGCGTCGTACTTCAACGAGCCCACGATGATCGAGGCGTACCAGAACGGTGAGGACCTCCACACGCTCACAGCAATCGACGTCGCGCAGACGAGCGAGGGGCTGAGCAAGACGGAGTACCTAGCGCTCCCTGACGATGACCAGTACAAGAAGCGTACGCGAGCGAAGCGGGTCAACTTCGGCGTGCTCTATCAGGGTGGCCCGGCCGCTCTCATGACGACGCTCAAGAAAGATGGCATCTTCATCACCTTCGAGGAGGGGGCGGACCTCATCGAGGCGTTCTACGCTGTCCGTCCGGCTCTCAGGCTCGCGATTGACCGGCTGCAGCAGCAGGTTCAACGCGATGGCTTCGTCGAGTCCTTCACCGGCCGCAAGCGCCGGGTCCCCGAGGCATTCAGCGACGACCGTGAGATCAGATCGAGGGCGCTTCGTCAGAGCGTCAACGCCCCGATCCAGTGCGGTGCGTCGGACATGACTCTCATGGCTCTGGTCCTCATCAACGCTGAGATGCGCGAGCGCGAATACAGGTCCAAGATGATTCTCACTGTCCATGACAACATCGTCTTCGACTGTCACGTTGACGAGGTGATGGAGATCGCGTCCCTCGCCAAGGAGGTGATGGAGAATCTCCCGGAACTCTCCGATCAGGTCCTACCGGGAATCGAGTGGGACTGGCTCAAGGTCCCCATCGTCGCGGACTGCGAGATTGGTGTCTCATGGGGTCAGTTGGTCGGGTTCGACCCGACGGTCGTGACCGAGGAGAACGAGTCTGACGAGGAACTCTTCGACGAAGAGGGCAAGCCCGTCCGCGATCCGGTCAACACGGATGAGCTTTGGGAACTCATGGCGTACAAGGCGGCGGCGTAAGACCAACAATTTGTTGGATGGAGGCACGATGATTATCACGGGCGACTCGCTGGCGCAGGTGCGGCGGTTGGCTGAGGCTGCAGTGGACCTCGCCACGCCGATGGGTGCGGAGGTTGTCTCGGCGACCGGTACACGGGATGATGAGACGATCACCCTACGCAAGCCTGACAAGGCCGTCCCGCAGGTAATCACCATCAGGGCGAGCAAGGACCCGAACGGTCCGTGGCTCGATATCAAAGTCGAGGAGGAGCGGAAGTAATGGACATCGTATTCGCGGGGTGCGGCTCGGCCTTCACGAGCCCGGACTACTATCAGACGATGGCGATTGTCGAGAAGAACTCGCGTCGTCTCCTGATCGACTGCGGCTCGGACGCGCGCTTCGCGTTGCCCGAGGCGTTCGCCCGATCCCCGATCCCGTCGAAGGTCCCGACGTACCTTGACACCATCGACGGCGTGTACATCAGTCACCTCCACGCTGACCACATCGGCGGTCTGGAGTGGCTCGCCTTCATGACATACTTCTCGCCGAAGGTGGACTGGTCGATCCCCGGCGCTGAGCTATTCCACAAGGACGTGCCGTTCAACTGGCGGCCGAAGCTGTGGGCCAACGAGGACCTCATGCGCCGCCTGTGGGAGTGCAGCCTTCGCGGCGGGCTGGAGTCCATCGAAGGCAAGCAGATGACGCTCACTGACTACTTCGATTGCGTGCCCCTGAAGGCGAACGAGGAGTTCACGTGGGAGGGGATCAACCTCCAGCCGGTGCAGACGGTCCACGTCATGAGCGGGTACAGCATCGTGCACAGTTACGGGCTCATGATGACGGCCCCGAGGAAATACGCTGACGATCCGCCGCACCCGACGATCTTCTATACGGGCGACACGCAGTTCTGCCCGAATCAGATTCAGCACTTCTATGACAAGGCCGACGTGATCTTCCAAGACTGCGAGACGGCTCCATTCAAGTCGAGGGTCCACGCGCACTACAGCGATCTCCTTACGCTTTCCGAGGAGACGCGCGAGAAGATGTGGCTCATGCACTATCAGCCGAACCCGAAACAGGATGCGGAAGCCGACGGCTTCTCCGGGTTCGTACAGAAGGGGCAGGTGTTCGGGTACGGAGAGATGTGATGGCGAAACACAAGCACGTACGGCCGAAGGTATCGGAGCACGATATCGAGATGGGCGTCCGCCGGTTTCAGGAGGAGCTTCGGAAGAGGCTCGATGAGAAGGGAGTCGGTGCTCTCGTCAGTTCCCACGAGATCGAAGGCGTGATCCGCGAGGAGTTCTGCGAGTACAAGGAGACCGTCGGGCAGTCGGTCAAAACTACCTTGGGGATCGAGACTCCGGTGGACGACGAGGCAGTGCAGGAACTCTATGACATCGCCGTCGGCGCGGTCTTCGGTGCGATCTGTCTGGAGCACGGGTACTGCGACTGGTAAGGGGACGGGACGATGGAGTGCGAACGCTGTCACAAGACAACCTCCGGGTACGAGCTTCATGACTATTGCGCCGAGTGCGGGAAGAACTTGTGCGAGGACTGCATGGAGAAAGGGTGCTGCGGAAACGTCCCGGCAAGCAGCGGGATGCAGGCGGCCGAGGAAGCTGACGCTGCCGAGCAGCTACAAGAAGAGGAGGCCGAGCAGTTGAAGGACGCTGACTTCACTGTGGACACGGGCCTCCCGAACGTCGAGGGGCAACAGGGGGAGATCGGTCAGTGAGGGGATGGCGCGAAAGAAGAAGCTGCCAATAAAACAAGCCTTCAAGGCCCGAGGATGGACGACGCAGAGTGTCGAGGCTCTGGTCAACGTCCCGGCACACGATATCGAACGGTGGCTATGCACCAATGAGGATCGGAAGGAGTGCGACCTCCGCTATAAGTGCGAGATCGCAGACACGAAAAGTGGCGCTGTCGTCGCATACGCACGTTGCAGGAAAGTCGAGCTTCGGATAGAACGGACGGTGGACCTCAAGGAATTTTCCGGATGAGCCGAAAAACGACTTGACAGTCCTACGCTGCTCTGGTATCATACGCGCGTCACGGACGGAAGGCAGATGGCGAAGAAAAAGCCCAAGAAGGCTCCCACCAAGGGGAAACCTACGCCCCGGCACGGCGAGGACTTCCTCTCTGCTGTCGAAGCTGTCACCATCAAACTGGAGAACGGGAGAATCATCACCGTCAATGTGGAGGAGGAGCTATGCGTTCCAGATGGACCTATTGCTCTCGAACACGAGGCCCGCCGCAGTCCAGCCCGGTTCGCTTTTTGGGCGTACCAGACCGAGCGCTCACTCGCCCAAGTCAGGGCCGAGGAGGTTAAGCTCGCGCACCAGACCGGAGAGACGTGGCTGACACACAAAGAGTATTACCGGACCGAGACCGACGAGCGGTACATCGCGAAGGAGACTCTGCAGGCACACGTGGATATCAGCACGGAAGTCCGGAGCATTCAGATCAAGGTCGACGCGCTCAGAAAGCAACACGGCATACTACGAGCCATTCGCGATTCCGTGGGGAACCGCGATTTCGTCATTCGCAAGTTACTCGACCGAAAGACTGAGGCCATCGAGGGGCGAAGCTCTTAACCGGCATTCGGCCACAACGGGCACAGCCTCGCAAGGCGAGAAGTCAAAAGGTCAACGGAGATCAGAACGATGCCAACGCAGGTAAGCGAGACATTGAGGAGCAAGCTCCGCGCTCAGAAGCGGGGCATGAACCAGAGCCGTCTCATCGACAACAAGAGCTTTACCAAGATGCGCATGAGAATCCTTCCGCGCTCGGGCGGGACGGAGGTCCCCGGCGCACCGTACGTCTCGTTTTACGGACCCACCCTCGGCGAGGACAAGGCCACCACGTCCCCCGAGGCGTTCGGCGTCCCGTGTCCCGTCCTCGAAGCCTACAACCACATCATGATGACCGGTGACGACGAGCAGAAGAAGTTCGCCAAGGAGAACTGCAGGATCACACGCGAATACTGGATGGCCGTCGTCGATCAGGACGATCCCGGCGAGGCCGAGGCCCCGAACATCAAGATTCACCGCGCGAAGAAGACCGTCTACTCCGAGATCGTTGACCTCCTGTTGGACGAGGACGACGGCAAGGACATCACGGACTTCAAGACGGGCTCCGACGTTCGCGTCCGCAAGGAAGGCTCCGGGATCGAGACGGAGTGGAAGGTGAGGCCGCTGGAGTCATCGCCAATCTCGGAGGACCCCGAGTACATCGAGGCCATAGCGGCGGCGTGCAAGAACTTCGACCCGATGAAGTTCTTCTATCGCATCAACCTCGACGTGTTGCAGAACCTCTACGAGGTCCTGACCGGCGAGGCCATCCCTGATGAGAGGCTCGACGAGATCAAGGCGCGATGCCCGCTCAAGGGGCAGTCGGACGAGGAGACTCCCGAGGTCAGCATGACGAGCAGCGGTGGCGATGAGGACGGCGAGGGGGGCGGCGATGACGACGGCACCGATGAGGGCTTCTTCCTCAACGAGGAGCCCGTCGTTCCCGGAGAGACCCTCGTGACGTTCGAGTACCAAGGCGAGGAGATCACCAACGTTGTGCTGGAGGTCACCGAGGACGATGAGGGCGATACCTGCCTCAAGGTCCGGGACGAGAACGACGCCGACGAGCCGTGGACCATCTATCCGGACAACGTGACGAACGTCGAGAACCCGGAACCCGATGAGCCCGCTGAGGCCGAGCCTACCGAGGAGAAGAAGCCCGCCAAGGGTCCCTCCAAGAAGAAGGGTCCGGCCAAGTCGGCGAAGAAGACCACACCGAAGAAGAGCGCACCCAAGAAGTCGGCTCCCCGCAAGCCCGCCGGGAAGAAGGGGAAGTCGAAGACAGGCGGGATGAAGAAGAAGCTCGCAGGCAAGAAGAAGAGGGGCAAGAAGTAACAACGTCGGCAGTTGTTGGGTCGGGGGGAGCACCCGCGCTCCCCCCGGCCGCAGTCCTCCGACAACGCGGAGGGGAGGTCAGGCATGTTTGGCAAAGGCGACGTTGTCACGTTCTCGGCGAGCCCGGTTATCAAGCTCGCGGAGTACCAGTATCTCAAACCGCAGGCGACGGTGACCCGGACGCTACAAGGCACCGATCAGGTCATGATCGCGAACGAGTTGGACGCTATCAAGACTGACCTGCGCACGGCTCTTCTCCAGTCGCTCCTCACAGAACTGGAATTCGACAATGAGGTCGCCTTGGCGGTGGCCGAGTGCGAGACTATCGAAGAGATCGCTGCATGGGCGATGAAGGAGATGGGGTATGGGGCTCAAGGACAAGATGGGAAGAAAAAAGCCAGTCAAAAAGGCCCCGGCAAAAAGCCCCGGAAAAAGTAAGTCCGGGAAGAAGAAGTCGGACGCCTCCACGAGCGACGACGTCGTGCAGGCCGTCCGGAAGAAGCTCAAGCAGAAGAAGCGCGACGAGGGGAACATCCGGCTCCTCTCTGACAAGGGCGTCCTGTCAGAGGTGAAGGAGTGGATACCTACCGGCTTCGCCCATCTCGATCTGATCCTCGGTGGGGGGTGGGCCGTCGGCCGGGCCAGCGAGGTCTTCGGACCCGAGGGTTCGGGTAAGTCGGCCCTCTCGCACCTTGCCATCCGGAGTTGTCAGCGGCAGGGGGGAGAGGCACTGCTGTTGGACTTCGAGGTGGCGCTCGATCCGGACAAGATGAAGCAACTCCAGATCGACGCCAAGCGGTTGATCTACGCAACGCCCACTGACATCGAAGAGGGTTGGGACATCGTGTGGGCGACGGTCGATCAGCTTACCGCGAAGCCACCGAAGCATCCGTTCCTCATCGTGTGGGACTCCATCGCCGGGAGCGTGCCGCGTGCGGAGCTTGACGAGAAGTCCTCGTCCGACGCGCACGTCGCGCTCATCGCCAAGGCCATGAGTAAGGGCTGCCGGAAGATGTACCGGCGGATCGCCAAGGTCCGGGCGCACATGCTGTGGGTCAATCAGGTCCGGGACAAATTCGGGGGGAGCAGCTTCCTCAAACAGACGGAGACGCCGGGCGGGCGTGCTGTGAAGTTCGCCGCGTCTCAGCGTGTGGACTGCCGCGTCATCAAGCGCCGACGCGATGCCGGGCAGGAAGCCGATCCTACCGGGTACACGATCAAGACCTCGACGGTGAAGAGCCGTAAATCCCGCCTCATGCGGGATTTTCTGGAAAAAAAGTATTGACAGGCCCGCACGGGCCGGGTACTATTTATCGGGTCACGCGGAACAGAGCCCAAAACGGGCTCGGGCAGAAGGGAGTGGCAAAATGGCGGCGAAGAAGAAGCAGAAGAAGGGACCGAGCAAGGGCAAGAAGAAGTCTCCAAGCAAGAAGGGGGCGAAGAAGAAGTCGGGGGCGAAGAAGAGCCCGCCTCCGAAGAAGACTCCGAGCAAGGGGTCCTCTACGCCCATCGAGGGGGTCAAGGGCTCCGGAAAGAAGGAAGGCACCTCAACGCGCATCTTGACGAGTAAGGTCCTCATCGTCAAGGGACACAACCCGCGTCAGGTGACGGGCGATCTCGACGCGCTGGCGGCTAACATCAAGGCCAACGGGATCGTGCAGAGCCTCCTCGTCAAACCCACCAAGGGGAAGCCGGGTTACTACGACCTGATCTCCGGTGAGCGGCGGCTCCGCGTCGCTCGCGCTCTCAAGTTCTCCACGGTACCCGTCATCATCCGCGAGGATATCACCACCGCCCTGCAGGCTCGGGCGACGGCTGTCGCGGAGAACTCGGAGGACGGCCGTTACAATCTCAACGCGATTGAGGTTGGCCGCGTCGTGATGGAGGCGTCCAAGGCCGGGTGGGGTGTCAGCAGGATCGCTACTGAGATGGGGACGTACGCGGAGCGTATCCGGCGGTACCTCACACTCATGAAGACGCCCGAGAACATCCAGAATCAGGTCATGAAGGGCACGCTCTCCGTTCATGCGGGGATCGCCATCGGCAAGCTCGACGCCAAGGCGCGCGAGAAGATCAAGAAGTCGCTGCACTCCGGCATCACGGCCAAGGAGATCAACGATCTCGCCAAGAAGCAAGCCGAGAAGGGCGGGGCCAGCGCGTCCGCGTCCGGCTCGACGCGCCTCAAGGGGGAGGAGCGCAACGCCAGTCTCGTGGTCCGGCGCGGGCTGCGGGAGCAGAACGCCGCGATGGCCGAGGCGGCTTACTACTACGTCAACGCAGACAAGGATGCGGTCGGGACCACGGATTACCACGAGCTTCGTGGTGCGCTCGGGCTCATGCTGTGGGCGCGGGGTGACCTTGCCTCGTGGATACTCCCCGATATCGACCCGAAGGTCGAGGAGAACGTGAAGGCTGCGGCTGCGATCAACGCGAAGTTCGAGAGCAGAGTGAAGGCCGCCGCCGTCAAGTTCGAGCCCGACGAGGACTAGAGCGTCGGTCATTCGGGCGTTCTCTACGGGACGGCCGGGCAGAGAGGAGCGGCGGTAATGGGAGCTACACTCGTGCCGGGGATCAAAGGTCCCCGCGAAAAGGACGGTGCGCTCACGCGTGTCGAGACGCGCAGGGTCCGGATCGTCAAGGGGCATAACCCTCGCCAAGTCACCGGTGACCTGAGTACGCTGCGGGCCAGCATCAAGAAGGAAGGAATCCTTCAACCTCTCCTTGTCAGACCGACGCGTGGGCGGCGAGGTCACTTCGACCTCATTGCTGGTGAGAGACGGCTCCGCGTCGCGCGCCTCCTCAACATGGAGACGGTTCCTGTCACCGTCCGAGAGGACATCCGAACGGCGTTGGAGGCACAAGCCCTCGCGGTCGCCGAGAACTCACAGGACGGACGGGTCAACCTGAACATGATCGAGATCGGGGACGTTGCCAAGCGTGCTCGAAAGGACGGGTGGGGAATCCAGTCGATTTCTACGAAGATGGCAGTTGAGCCCATGCGCGTTCGCCGGGCACTCATTCTCGCCGGGGCTCCGGCAGATATCAGGGCTCGTGTGATCGAGGGGTCCCTCTCCGTCCATGCCGGGATCACTCTTGCTAAGATCGACGCCGACACGCAGAGGAAGATCAGGAAGGACCTCCATCCCGGCATCACTGCCAAGGAGATCAACAAACTTGCGAGAGAAGTGATGGCGAGCGCGGGCAGGGTCTCGGACCTCTCGGATTCCAAGCGCCGTAAAGGCAAGGAGCGTGACGCCAATCTCAGAGTACGGCTTGGGCTCCGTGAGCAGAACGCCCTGCTTGCTGAGATGGCGTATTACTACGTCAACGCAGAGGAGGATTCTGTCGGCACCGTTGACTATCACGAACTTCGGGGCGCGCTTGGATACGCGCTGCGTGCGAGGGGCGACCTTACCACATGGATGCTCCCCGACGTCGAGTCGAAGTGCCGGACCAACGCGAGGTTTGAGTGCCTCGTGAAGGCTGCTGCTGCGAAGTACAAGCCGGACGACGACTAGGGCGGGACGCAGGCCGCGAGGCAGGGGGCGTCTCGTCAACGGGGGGCGGGTTCATCTAACACCCGCCCCCAACCTCGGAGGGCACGATGAAGATTCTGTCGCACATCAGGGACTCGCGCTACACCACCTTCGATCTCCCGGTGGACGGCCTCCGGGTGGAGGTCGGCGGTTATCAGTATGAGATCAAGGACAAGAAGGGCGAGATAGAAATCTCGACTGTCAACTCCGCGCGCGGTCTCATCGCCGTTCCCGTCTCGCAGTCGATCATGCGGCTCGTGGATCGTGACGTGGACGCTCGGACGCTTCCCGAAGAGAAGGCCGCCCGTGAAGCGGCCGGGGCAGACTAAGGACCAACAAATTGTTGAATCCTGTTCTAGTCGATGCTAACAACCTTATCACCCGAGCCATCATGGCTTCGGCGCTCGACGATCTCAAGGCCGGGGGCCTGTGGACCGGTGGCGTGTACGGGACGCTCGGCTCGCTCAAGTCGTTCTTGTCCCTTCCCCTCGTGAATGCAGCCGGTGTCTACGCCTTCTTCGATCACGGGGTCCCTTCGGACCGTCTGGACCATATTCCCGAGTACAAGGCTGAACGCAAGGAGAAGCGCAAGCTCCTCACCGACGAGGATAAGGAGAGAGCGTTCGCACAGCTTCACACGGCGAGGAAAATGTTGGAACTCCTCGGTGTGGTCTGCCTTGCGTATCAGGATCGCGAAGCCGACGACTGTATTGCCGCCGCAGTCCGGCTTTTTGCCCGCCGTGGCGACACGCCCATCGTTGTGTCGGGCGACCGGGACATGTGGCAGACGGTCCGAATGGGCGCTCGTGTCTGGTTTCTCAACGGTAAGCATTGGGTGGACGCGGAGAACTTCGAGGAGTACGTCGGGATCGGGCCGGAGCACTACGTCCTGTACCGCGCGCTCGTCGGGGACCCGTCTGACTCAATCAAAGGCGCGGACGGCTGCGGCCCGAAGCGAGCAGTGCAGGTGATGTCTGACTCAATCAAAGGCGCGGACGGCTGCGGCCCGAAGCGAGCAGTGCAGGTGATCGAGGAGCACGCCGGGGTCCTCAACTCCGACGCGCCCCTCAAGCAACTGGACGCCCTCGTCAGTTTCCTCGCCCGCAAGACGAAGCCTCGAAAGTACGAGGCGAACATCGTGGCCGACGCGGAGCGGCTCGGCCACGTGGTCAGGGGAATCGACATGGACGATTCCTTCGGCGGGACGAAGGGACTCAAGAAGCGGCTTGCAGAGAAGCCGACTGTGGATCGGATGGGCTTCCTGCGGTTTTGCAAGGGGTTGGCCTTCAAGTCGGTCCTCGGATCGCCGGACATGTACCTACGTCCGTTCGAGCGCGCGGCTCAGAGGAGGGACCAATGAGGATCGCGGGGATCAGTTACGAGTACCGCGAGGATGGTCCGACGCGGGAGCACATGCACACTATCCCCGCGCTGGACGAAGCGTACATCGAGATGGAAGGTGGCGACGATGGTCCGATCCGCTTCAAGCTGGAGATGCGTCGTGGCAAGCTCGTCGTTACGGCCGCGTCGTCCATTGCGCTCTCCCTACGACCTCTGAGCGAGCACGAGATTGTCATCGGCGAGTCGGGATCGAAGCAGTTTCACCCGCACCTCGTCCAGTGTCCGGAGTGCAAGCACACTGTCGAAGCCCGGCACGGAAAGATCAAGTGGCACGACATGGCTAGACGCAGCTATGCCGACGGGACCAAGGTCTCTTCAGCGAAGAGCAAGGCTGAGATCGAGAAGCTCCTCACCAATTACGGGGCCTCGAAGTTCGGCGTCATGTGGGACGCGCAGGAGAACCTCGCTGCCGTCGTCTTCCAACTCGAAGGCAAGCACTACAAGATGATGATCCGTCTCCCGGACCCGGAGGACGAGGACATCAAGCTCACCCCGACTGGTCGCGAACGGCACCCCGAGATCGTCGCCGAGGCGTGGGAGAAGGAGTGCCGACGCCACTGGCGCGCGCTCGCTATCTCGCTCAAGGGGAAGCTGGTCGCCGTCGACGAGGGAATCAGCACCGTCGAGTGCGAGTTCATGGCGTACCTCGTCCTGCCTAGCGGCAAGACGATGGCTGAGGAGTACATCCCGCAGATCGAAGCGGCGTACGCGTCGGGGAAGATGCTGTCACCGATCACGGTGAAGGGCACCCCGGCCTTGGAATTGCTCCCGCCGAAGAAGGGGAAGAAAGATGATTGAGGCATTCGTCGTGACCGTCGAGTTGGCGAAGGGGATAGGCGAGGATCGCAAGACCTTCAACGAGTCCTACGTCGTCGGGGCCGGGAGCGTCGGCGCGGCAGAGAAGAACGCCTGTCGCTTCGCGCGCGTGAAGTACGAGGGGCGGTACACCCCCAAGGTCAAGGAACTGAGCCGCCTCGGTCCGCTCGTCACCGTGAAGAGCATCGCCGCGCTGGCCCGGACGATCAAGCGTAAGAACGCCAAGAAGAAGGGCTGACGTGTACTTCGACCAACTATGCGGAATCGCTGAGCACCATCTCCCGCAGATGGCAGAGGTCCTCAACCGGGCACGGCTGTTCGTGTTCCCCGGCCGGGCGCACGAGGTCATCAAGGATCGGATCACCGACGAGGAGGCCGAGTTCCTACACGAGCACTTCTTCCTTCCGTTCCCGCACGTGGCTATCGAGGACACGGCATCATGCGTGGTCTTGTGGGACAGCGAGAAGGAGCAGCGCGGAGTCGGAGGCGTCCGGTACTTCATCGAGGCCGTGTCAGCGAAAGCGCCACCGGACGAGTTCAACGACTCGGAGGAAGACAAGGAGGCAACGCGGAAGCTGTTCAGTCAGTTTCCCGCCGACGCGTGCATCGTCTCGGTCGGCAAGGTCAAGGACGTGCTGGTGCGGCCGGATGACAAAGCCGGGGAGTTTCGGATCGCCGGGGACACTGACTGGACTCTCCTCGCGACGAAGGATGAGGTCCTCGTGCACCCGAAGCAGTTTCAGAAGAGCAGCGATATTCACGTGGGTCTGACAGCGGTGACCCTACGCAACGTGCGCGTGGCGCTTGCCGAGGTCTTCCACTTCAACAACCCGTCCCGATTCATCGTCGAGAAGAAGCGGCTCGGCATGAAGCCTTTCAAGCCGGGCAAGAGGAAGAAGAGCAAGCGGCCGAAGATCGCGCGGAGTCAGAACCGTCCGATATACACGCTCCTGACTCCGAAGGAGATCAGGGACACGCTCGGCTTCCCGACGAAGGCTGGAGGCAGGAAGCGGCCCCACGAGAGACGCCGCCACTTCCGGACCCTCACGAGTGACAAGTACACGAAGATGAAGGGCAAGACGATAGTGATCCCGGCTACATGGATCGGGCCGGAGGAGGCTGACAAGGACGGACATCGTTGGAAGGTAAGGCTGGACCTGTGACGATTCTCGCTTACAATCATGCAGGGGGAGAGAAGAGGGCACGATGGCACGCTGGATCATAGGGCTTCTCTCTGCGACGCTGCGGAGCACTGGATGGGGCGTCTTCGCTGCCCTCTGTCTCGGCTGCGCATTCGTCGCGGTGGACCACGGGTACAGCAAGCGGCGTCCGAAGGTGAGGATGAACACACGCGCGCGTACGCCCGCGCCCGCGAGTGTGCGCACGCCCGCGCGCGAGACCAAGCCCACCTATTGGGAAACGACGATCATCATCCGTGCCTACTGCCCGTGCGTGCGATGCTGCGGCCGGAGTTCGAGAGGGATCACGGCCACCACGCATCGGATTCATCCGCAGGATTACATCATCGCGATCAGCCCGGACCTCGAAGAGTGGATCAAGGTCGATAACAGGACCATGTTATTCGTGCCGCTATACAACAAGCCCGGCACGGCCAGCATGGTGAATGACCGGACCAAGCAGAACAGGCACCGGCAGATCGAAGTCCTCATGACGGTGAGCAAGAGGATCAACGGTCGCTGGTACTCGCCGCATCGGCGCGCTCTCTTGTGGGGGCACAAGCACGCCACGCTACGAGTCTGGTCAGACGGTCGGCGTGAGATCGTGGACGTGAGGAGGGACCGATGAAGACCGAGAACCTGAGCGCCATCGTTGCCGTCATCGCCGCCGGAATCTGCGGTGCGTGCCTCTTCATGACGCACTTCCAGTTCAACGCTGTCAGACAGCGCGCGCACGTGGCGTATGAGGGTGCCCGCAACGCGGAGGACTCGACCCGGTACGCTCAGGATCAGATTAAGAGGATGGAGGAACGTATCCGGACTCTCGAAGCGTGTGTGGACATGGACGTGAAGGTGAGCTACAGCGTCCTCAAGGACGGCAACGAGATCGGGCAGGGGATGAAGCCTCTCAAGGAGTTCCTCGCGCTCAGCGAGAAGTTTGAGGAGATCGGCGACGGCTTTCAGGTCATTGCCACAGGACGAAAATGAAGCTGTTCAAGGAAAGAGAGATGAAGGAGGCCGTGGCGTACGCGGCCGACGGTGGACAGGCGCTTCACCTGTTCGGCGGGGCGGGAGCATATCCGAACGCCCCGGCTCCCTTCAAGAAGCACAAGGACGCCGCTCACCTGTTCGATCAGGACAAGGCGCGGCTGGTCCTCACGTCCAAGCGGCTCGGTGTCAACGTGATCCGTGTATCGAGGGAAGGCGAATCCTACCAGCACGTTGACCTCTGCGGCCGTCCGCTGGACCGGGCGAAGGCTCAGTGTGAGAATCACGAGCCGGAATGGAGCACGGGTTCCAAGCGGAGGATCGGCTGATGGCGTACGATTACAGGTATGACTTCGTGGACATGCCCGAGACTTGGCCCTTTGAGGAGCGGATCGACGAGGTGAAGCGTCGGGGGCACATTCATTCGGATCGCGAGGTCCTCCTCGATCCAGTGACCGGGGTGTATTACGTCATGATCGACGAGGCGACCGAGAAGCACCACCTCGACGCAGTGCTTCTCGATGAGCGCCCGAGGTACGGGAACTAGCTACATAGGAGGCGTCATGTCAGAGTTGATCCTCAGTCCTGAGCAGCGAGAGGCTTACGACCTCGCGATGGACGGTCGCAACGTCTTTGTGACCGGACCCGGAGGCGTCGGCAAGTCTGAGGTTGTCAACCAGATCATCGACGGCTTTCACATGGACGGCAAGAACGTGTACGTGACCGCCTCCACGGGCGTCGCCGCTATCCGCGTCGGTGGCTCGACGATTCACTCGTACCTCGGGACCGGGATCGCCTTCAACAAGGACTCGCTCCGCAAGGACTTCGCGCGTGGATACGTCCCGCGCCTTGAGAAGATCGAAGAGCGGTTTCGGAAGACTGAGGTCCTCGTGGTCGACGAAGTCTCGATGCTGACCGGTGACTACTTGGAGATGATGGACTGGTGGATCAAGCGGCACCGAACGAGCACCGCTCCGTTCGGTGGCATCCAACTGGTCTTCTCGGGAGACTTCCTTCAACTCCCGCCCGTTATCAAGCGGTCCATGAAGGTCGCAACGAAGTACGCCTTCCAGTCCCCGGCGTGGGAGCGTGCAGACTTCCAGACGGTCCACCTCGAAACGTGCTTTCGGCAAGACGACGAGGAACTCCTCAAGCACCTCCTCCGTATTCGGCGGGGCGTTGTCCCTTTCGATACGGACAAGTATTTCAGGGAACGCGTCGGCGTCGAGCTTGACGAGCCCACCCGCCTGTATTCGACGAACCAGAAGGTCTTCGAGGTCAACATGCAGTACCTCACTCAGCTACCGGGCGAGGTGCGTGAGTACGAAGCCACGTTTGAGGGCGACGCTGACAAGTACGCCGAGAAGCTCGTCAAGAACTGCATCGCCGACTTCTGTGTTGAACTCAAGGTCGGCGCTCCAGTGATCTTCCTCCGTAACAGATACGAAGACGGCCACCTCAGTGTTGTCAACGGGCAGCGGGGCAAGGTCATCGGGTTTGAGGAGGGCCGGGTTCAGGTCGTGTCCGACGGCTGTACTTACGACGTCGATCCGGTCGAGTGGGAATACAAGGATGCGGACCAGAAGGTCCTCTGCACGATGCACCAGATGCCGCTCAAGCTCGCGTGGGCGCTGACGATTCACAAGAGCCAAGGGATGACGCTGGACTCCCTACACTGTGACGTGGCCTCATGCTTCGAGAAGGGGCAAGTGTACGTCGCGCTCTCACGCGTGAAGAGCGTCGGTGGCCTGTCGCTGTCGGCACCGCTCGACGCGAAGAAGGTTCAGGCGTGCAGAGAGGCACTCGACTTCTATGAAGCGTTGGAGGTTGCCTGATGCTGACGAGTTACGTGTGGGGACACATCGAAGCGAACGATCATCTCTTCGAGGCGGTCTTTCACGACGGCGTCACGCTTCTTCGGGTGAGGAATCCGGTGTCTGGAAGCTACCTCATCATAGATCAGGCGTCGAGGTCGATCACGAAACAGGTCTGGCGTGACATCATGGAGGCGCACGCCAAGTGGCTGGAAGAGAAGGCTGGTGATTGATGGTACAGGGCGGCTTCACACCGAGACCGAAGACGGCCCCGAAGTGGGACCCGATCAAGGACATCGCCCGGTACAACTGTCCGTGCGGCCGGTGGATCATGCTCGCTCCGTCGCGGACGGAGGATCGGAAGCTCAAGTGCACGTGCGGCCGGTTGCACTACTGGAAGGACGGGGAGGTCAAGACCGATGAGCAGTGAGCGGGAAGAGGCCAGCGAGGTGGAAGCCGCTCTCAGGCGGCCGAGCCACAGGCGGCTCCGGGAGTTCGAGTTCTTCGACGATATTCATCTGCACATCGTCGAGCGGTGGAAGGACTCGCACATCTCCGGAGCCGAGTGGCGCTTCTCGATTCACGCGGAC